CTGTACTGCCGTTCCGGCTGTACCTACATTTGTTATTCCTACATCGACTCTCATACCATTGACCTCTCTGCCTTCATCATCTTTCTTACATGTTCCTGGTCTATAATTGGTAGCGTTCGTATATAACCTTCGTTCATCTCGTCTTCTGTGTCATAAAATATAAAATTGTCTGTAACCTCTTTCAGAAATTGACCACCGGGCATACCATCATCCCAACTAAATAACAGCACAAGAGCCAGGTTTTTATCAGGGTCGTAATCCGTAATCAGGCCCTGAAGTACAAGGCCTCCTCCTTCTTTTACCCTGTGTCCTTCTTCATTCCTCTCAAACGTATGGAAAAATTTTCCTTTTATCACTTTCCTCACCTATGGCTCCACGACGCTTATCATCGTAGAACCCCTTTCATCGTATCCTGTAAATTCCATTCCTGCTGCGCTTACCACATCCACGTAGTAGTTCCTTGTTCCTCCCGAATCATCTCGGAACGTGAACTCCACAAGTGTGGTGCTTTCTATTGCACTGACCAGATTTGACCTGAGCTCCTTGGGGCTCTTGCCCTTGTACTCGTTATTGAGGTCTACCTCGACGGTATGTCCCCACTTAGCAGGGAGCTTCTTCCTCCACTCCATAGTCAGGCTTACCACATCGGGACTCTTGAACTTCTCAAGCCCGGTATCAGTGGCACTTGACCTTGACAGGGTTAATTTGAACTTGATAGCCCTGAATGTAGTTCCTGCATTACTCCCGAAAGTGTAGGTATCTGTACCATTACTGGTAATAGATTCTACTGCCGTAGTGTATCCCTCAACGTAGTCAGTGGCATACTCCACCTTGACCGTTTCTGTGGAGCTCATTCCCTGAACCTCTGTCCTGAGATTCAGCGCTAGCTTATCCACCTCACTCTGTCCTGCATTGAACCAGGGTGTCTCATGGACAGCAGAGGTAGCGTACTCAAACTCTGCTACCTCTGAGGGGTTGATAATATCCCTCAGTAATGGCATGAAATACACCTGATCGTTATGCCCCCACCAGATCCTGTACTTATCATAGGCACTGGAGGCGTGCATACTGTCGATAGCCTTCCCTGATTCGCTGGCTATCCACTTAGTTTCCCACCCAAGTTCGTTGTAACCGAGTATAGAACTGTACCCTGAGTCAGCTGCTATCACCGAGGATCCGTGGTGACTGACCCACTGATAGGGCAGGGCAGTAGAACTTATAGTGCTTGGAGAAGATGTGGCATCAATGCCAATCATAAGCTCGTTATGCGTACCCTCCATCATCCTGACAGTTCCGCGCTTGTCAGACGGTAGCCCATCATCCCTGTCAGGCCCCACAAGGGACACAACAGCTGCATTATTGCCATTGATGTACCGGTATATTCCAAGACCAGACGGAATGTACACGCTGTCACGCCAGACAATAGTCCCCTTACCGTTATCAGGGTGTACAGGGAAAGACATCTGTGTTTCTTCCCAACGTGCATTATCTGCATTATGGGCAAAAAGGCCTGTCTTTGTTGCTGCATAGAGTATTGGTATACCTGCAGCATTACGAGCCACAAATAGAGCCGTTACAAAGCCGTCTGGGACGGGTAGAACAGCATCGTTTACCTCAGTCCCTATCGAGGTGGAATGCCAGAGCTGCCCAGTATGTGATATTCCCCATAATCTCTCATCCCATACAGCAAGAAACTTGGTGTCAGTTGTATCTGTTGTCCAGCTCGATCCATTAGAACTGTATGTGTATCCACTTCCATTGGAATCGTAGTGGGCAAAGACAAGGTAGGTTGTTCCCCCTGAGTCTGTAAAAACAATGCTGTCTGTCACCTGATCCGTGGCGCTCTGCGTGAGGGCAGAACCCCATGAACCAGTGTTGTTGTTGTACTTGAAGAGCTTTGGTGAGTCTGATTCACTGCCATTCCAGAATGCGTAAACCTCAGAACTCAGCGTATTGATAGCTCCTATCGTGGCATCTGTGAGCCCATGTGAAGGAGCACTTGTTGCAGTTGCAAGCCCGGGAAGAACGAGGTGATTCTTGTATCTCAGCTGCGCTGTAGAGTGCCATGCCCTGTTGACATCTCCTGCACCCTCCATGCGGTTGATGCCTATACCACCCCTCCAGTCAGACCACGCAACTATAGAGGATCTCAACTGGTCATCCTTGGAGGTATCCCCGATGACTACCTTTGCAGGGTAGAGGGACGCTAAGGTACTCCTGACGGGCCTCGTAATAGGGTAATACGTACCGTTCAGGTATACTTCATTAGTTTCTATTACTTTCGATGTCACTCAACTGTCCTCGCATTCACCAGCATGGGAAAGGTTTTTCGTGCCCTTTCCGCCATAGCAGACCAGTAGGCACTGAGCTGACGTTTGGCATCGGGATCGGTTGCAGGACCGCCTGATGAGCTGATCAACGCGAGGTTTGTCGCATGAGCTATGATGAAGTTCTCATCTATTTCAGTCGTGGATGAATCATCTGTGAGCAGGGCTGGCTTGTCACCACCAGTTATCTTCATAAGTGCATACCCTACAGCATCCTTGCCGTCACGAACTAAAACGAGGTCACGAGCCTCCTTGTCGATCTGCCACAGATGCCTTGGTAGCACTGCCCACTCAGCAGTGTCATTCGCAACTGCCTTTATGTCATCAATCCAGACGGTACATGCACCCAAATCCGAGTCATATTCCAGCCCGACAGAGATGATTGCAGTGTCTGTCTCAGGGTTGGAAAGGGACATCCTCACAAATGTCCATGTGTCAGCGCTGAGGGCAGGTATTTCCAGTGTCTCCAGTGGACTTGCACAGCTCGCGGTATCATCGAGTAGTAACTTGAGGTTTCCCGCGCTTGTGGCAACTGTGCTCTTTACCCACATCTCCACCGTGTCATACTTCGAGAGATCCTTTGACGCAATGGAGTCCGTGACAAAGTCACCTGCTGATGCCCCGGCAGCTATCACCATTTTGAGCGACTGTGTACCGAGTTTGCGATCCTGCGTATCCAGTGACTGAGTAAAATCACCGTCTGTTTTCTCATCAAAGGTTGATCCGCAGTCATGTATCCTGGTCGAGGTTACCTTTTCTCTCCGCTCGATCTTCGAGACCATAGAGATATTCGAGGGTATATCAAAACGTGTACGCCTCTTGTCTCCATGAAGAGAGATGTTCTCTATGGGGTCATAGGCAAGACCCGTCACAGAAATAATAGCCTGATTGATCAGGTCATTAATACGTGATGGAGGGTACTCCCCATCCCACAGTTCGTAGGTGTCAGAGGAAGCAACAGAAGCTGAAGCCACTGGCATAAAGGTGAACGTGGTGACGTTACTCGATATAGCAGAGTCCGTCACCCTTCGCACAATACCATCATTTGTGGCTGCGTCTGCATCCTGAAGTACCAACCACTTACCGATGTAGTTGTCAGCCCCTCCCAGAACCACTGTATTATCAACAACGGTGCTTGTTGAGCCCCCTGAAGCAGTTGATTCCCTCATAGCTCCAAGGGCATGGCCTATGTGTTTTCGTAACTGAAGGCGAGTCCTTCCGTGAATGACGGGCATAGCACACCCCTATTGAGATGGTCTTTTTATTGGACTGTTACGGCGAATGTTTTTACTTGCCTTTGCAGCGCGTATAGCTAAAACATACAGTGGATCCTTGAATTTCTTCATATCTTTGGATTTACTGTTTTCTTTTGCCATAACAAACTCCTAGTATTTCTTCTTCTTGGTCATCTTCTGACCAGTCTTTTTGGCATAGGACTTAGCAGCCTTCTTGCCTTTTTCTGTGTAAGCGAAATGCTTCTTACCCACTTTCGGCATCGTCCTCACCCTCCATTCCACTGATCTGTTCGTTGAGTCTCCTGATCTCAGAAGCCTGTTCCTCAACTGTACGCTGAAGGGCTATGTTCTGGAGTCTCATTCTCATGATAGGCTCTGAGTTTACCAGGGTCTCTAAGTCTTCCTGCTTTACTTCTACTTGTATCTCGGTCATTATTTTATCCCCTCATAATATAATTTCCCGCGTGAACTCTCTCTCCTGCGAACCGCGTGGTTCCTGAAATCGTTCAGCGCTTTTCCTATTTCCTTCTTCTCCTCTGGAGTTGGTGGCCTCTTGGTGTACTTCTGCTTACATTCGTTGATGAAATTCTCATACGCCTGGGCAGCCATATCCTCAACATGGGCCTTGCTCATAGAGGAGTCCCTTGGGATGATAACCTTCTCGTTGTGCTCGACTCCAAACTGATCTGTGTACTGGAATCGGAACACGCAGAGCTCAAGTATCTCTCCAGTTTCGAGATTTGTTCCTGTTTCCCCTCCCGAGGAAGAACCAATATAGTCAACCCCGGGAGGAGTCCATAGTTCAGATGCCATATTCCTGTTTCCTCTTTATCACTATTAGAATCTGATCTGAAGATCTACCAGTGAATACTCAGTTGTTGCTGCTACGTTGATAACACCACCAATGAGAAACTCAGCACTGGAATCATCTGCAATTACGTCAACGGAACCATCAGTTGTGGAACCAGTCATGACGTTCTTACCAACAACGACTGTACCATTTGTCAGTACAGCAGCTGGGCCAGCAGTCTGAAACCATCCATAGTAACCACTGCTCATATCTCTTGCAGGGACCCCAACAATAACACCGTCGATGTCATTGACATCCCATACTTCTGCTGAGTTGTAGAGGTTCTTTGCAAGCCCAACCTCGGAAGAGGTGGTGAGTGCAGTGGCAACAAAGTCGTTCTCGAAGAGATCAATGGTCAGTGTGCCACTAGTACCTGCTGCTGAATGCCTCCAGATAGGCCATGACTGACCTTCTCCGTCTGCATCGTTGACGAATATGTAGCCATCCTCGTAGTCCCCCACATCACCCCTGCTACCGGTGTAGTATTCAGAACCGGATATAGCGGTGGTTGCGTTGGTGACTGTGATAGCCCCAATGCCAGATGCGTTAGCTGCAACTGCTGCTGCTATCACGAGGTCCTTGATGTGACCTGAAGCTGTAGCCTTGCCCATTGCAACTTTACCGGCAGTAATTGCCTCTCCGGCAGAACCGTAAAAGAAAACTCTTCCATCGGGAAGAACCATCTTTGTTCCAAGTCGACGTTTCTTGGAGCTTGTGTGCTCCTTCTCTAGTCCGTAGTATCCGCTGATAACTCCTGAAAAAGCCATGTCATCCTCCTTATACAGGCTCTAAGTCCTGCGACCAACCGTTATAAATTTATTCGCTAGCACGGTCAATCGTTACACTAGCTATCTGACTGGAAGTGAGGTCCCATTCTGCGCCTGCTCTTCTTGGCCTGTCCCATCTGGCTCAGTACCTCAGCTGCAGTTCCGCTGAATGTGGGTTCCTCTGCTTCCTGTTCAGGTTCTTGTTGAGGTGTCTGAGAGTTTCTCTCATTACACCACCTGCATGTGCAGGTTTCGCTTGGTGGCCATGTGAAGAGTCCTACCGCAGCCTTCCTGTTGACGTAGTCCGGGTTCCCGGGCATGTTTCTCAAGGCGGTTCCGGCAGGACTCACCACTGAACCATCTGATGATAGCATCTCTCGATGCCTGTACAGAGTAGTTTTGGGCTGCCATTCATCTATGTATTCCCAGGAGTAACCCTGGTTCACTAATTCCTCTCGCAATTCGGTGCGCTCCTTAGTTCCTATTGCCATATTCTACCCCTTTTAGCTAGTTGCTGGAGTTCCTGCATCGAGTGTCAATGCTACGCCTTTGCTATCGTCGAGCTCGAATACACCATAGTCGGCTGTAATCACAACCTCAGTAGCCCTGAGAGAAGCATCCCTCTGTCGCTCTGTTCTGGTATCTACGCTCTTGAGAACTGCAAGCGCTGACTTGTCGGCACATACTCCAACAGCATCATCACTGCTGTCGATAGTAATATTACCATCTTCAAAGATCGGAACGCCATTGATTGGTCGTAGTCCGCTGAAGAAGTTCCCCAGAAGGTCCTGAGACCATCCAGTTGGAACAGGGTATGTGGAAGATGCAGTAACAGCAGTATTCGCTATGTCCCACACCGCAAATGGGTGCTGAACAATGTATACCTGGCTTCCGAACTTCTTACCTTTTGCATAAGCAACGGTTGCAGATACGTTTGCAAGGC